AAATCCTTATGGAACTCCAGACCCTACAGCAGAGTTTGCACAAGAGATATATAAAATAGATAGAAAAGCAGCAGAAAATAGAGAAATAGTTCAATTTGAATTAGCTTCAGTATTTGATCTTGCTGGTATCAGAGCGCCAAAAAGACAATGTACCAGAACAGATTTTCCTTCTATTGGCACGTTTAACGGATGAATTGGAAAGAAGCTGCTCTTGCTCATGCGAAAGACCAAGATCCTGATGAATGTTGTGGTTTATTATTGAATATCAGAGGTAAGGAAAGGTATTATCCTTGCCGTAATCTATCTGCACAGTCAGATGAATATTTTATTTTAGATCCAGAAGATTATATAAAAGGCAGTAATTTAGGAGAAATTACAGCTATTATTCACAGTCATCCTGATACACCGCCTGTTGCTAGTCAGGCAGATAAAATGAGTTGTGAACAGACCAAATTGCCTTGGTATATTGTTAATCCTAAAACAGAAACGTGGGGATATTATGAGCCATGTGGATATGAAGCACCTTTACTTGGTAGACCTTGGGTTTGGGCTGTAACAGATTGTTGGTCATTAGTAGTTGATTGGTACAAAAAAGAAAAAGGAATTAAATTATTAGATTATGAAAGACCAACAAGAATAGAAGATTTTACAGATGATCCAGTATTTGAAAGGTATCTACCTAGTAGAGGTTTTAGGTTATTAAGACCAGAAGAACCATTAATCAATGGAGATGTTTTGGCAATGAGTATTTTAGGAAAAGGATTAAATCATGTGGCTATTTTTATAGATGGGGATGTTTTGCATCATTCAGCCGATAGACTATCTTGTAGAGAGCCATACAGTCCTTGGTTGTTAAAATGTACAGGAGGGAGGTATCGTTATGCTGCGTAAAATAAAATTATATGGTGAACTCGCAGAGTTTGTAGGGCATAAGGAATTTGAAGTACAAGTTGATAGCTTACAAAAAGCCGTAAGTTTTCTGATTAATAATTTCCCACAAGTTGAAGCGTTTATGAATCCAAAATATTATCAGGTAAAAGTTGGAAATTATGCAATAGATGAATCAGAAATACATGATCCTATAGGAAAAGAAGATATACATTTTGTTCCTGTTATAACTGGCGCAAGAGGATTTGGAAGGATTTTATTAGGTGCTGCTTTAATTGCAGGTGCTTTTATGTTAAGCCCTGCTTTATCTCTATCGGCTCCTGGCTTCGGCTTTGCAAAAGCAGGTTTTTTAACAAAAGCTGTTGTAGGTATTGGAGCTAGTTTAGTTTTGTCTGGTGTTAATGACCTGTTATTTCCTTTACCTGATTTGCCTGATTTTAGTTCAGAAGAAGATCCAAGATTATCATTTAGCTTTTCTGGAACGCAAAACACTGCAAGGGCTGGTACTCCTGTTCCAATAGTATATGGTGAAATTATGACAGGATCAGTTGTAATTAGTACTTCTCTTGATACTCAACAGGTACAAGCATGACAGATATATCAAAAAAAATTATTGGTGCTAGACGAAAGAAGAGAACACCACCACCTCCGACCAGAACTCCTGATACTTTACATAGTAAACAGTTTGCTACTTTTCTTGATCTAATATCTGAAGGAGAAATAGAAGGCTTTGCAACCGCTTCTAAAGAAGGTAGAACACAAGGAACAACTGCATATAATAATGCTGCATTAAAAGATGTATTTTTAAATGAAACTCCTGTTTTAGAAGCTTCAGCCGATTCTGCTAATGCAACTGATACTGACTTTAATTATCAAGATGTTGTATTCAAACCTAGATTTGGAACAGCAGATCAAGCAAAAGTTGATGGTATAGAAAGCAGTTCTTCTGTAACCCCAGTAGGTGTTATTGTTACCACCTCTTCTCCTGTTACCAGACAGATTACAAATACAAACGTAGATAGAATTAATGTATTAATTACTGTACCTCAACTACAGTTAGCAACAGATAAAGGAGACATATTAGGTTCTACTATTGAATATAAAATTTCTGTTCAATATAACTCTGGTGGTTTTACTGATCTTATTACTGATAAAATTTCAGGTAGAACTGCTGATGCTTACCAAAGAGATTACGGAATAAATATTACTGGTGATTTTCCTGTAGACATTAGGGTAAGTAGAATTACAGCAGATAGTACAAACTCTTTTTTACAAGATGAGTTTCAATGGACAAGTTTTAGTGAAATAATTGACGATGCTAATAAATATCCAAACAGTGCGTATAGTGCTTTACGTTTAGATTCAGTTCAGTTTAACTCACCACCAGATAGAAAATTTCGTATTCGTGGAATAAAAATAAGAATCCCAGGTGCAGGTGCTTCTAGTTCTGGTACTCCTACTGTTGATTTGCAGACAGGCAGAATAATTTATCCTGATGGTTATATTTTTAATGGTGTGATGGGTGCTGCTCAGTGGTGTTCATGTCCAGCAATGGTTTTACTAGATTTATTAACAGACACTAGATATGGATTTGGAGATCACATAACAGATAGTTCATTAGACTTATTTTCTTTTGTTACTGCTAGTAAATATGCAAATACTCTTGTTGATGATGGTTTAGGTGGTACAGAACCTAGATTTAGTTGCAATGTAAATATTCAAAGTCCAGGAGAGGCATTTAATTTAATAAATGAGTTATCAGGTGTAATGAGATGTATGCCAATATGGTCTGCTGGTTCAATTAGTATTACTCAAGATAAACCTACCGATCCAAGTTATTTATTTACTTTATCTAATGTTACTGAAGAGGGTTTTTCATATTCTGGTAGTAGCTTAAAAACTAGACATAGTGTTGTATCTGTTTCTTACTTTAATATGGATAGTCAAGAAGTTGACTTTGAAGTAGTAGAAGATGCCACTGCAATATCTAAGTTTGGAACTGTTGTAAAACAAGTAAAAGCATTTGCCTGTACTTCTAGAGGTCAAGCTAGAAGGTTAGGTAAGGCAGTATTATTTGCAGAACAAAATGAATCAGAAATTGTTGTATTTTCTACATCCATTGATTCTGGTGCGGTTGTAAGACCTGGTGCAATTATTGAAATACAAGATCCAGTAAGAGCAGGTGTTAGAAGAGGAGGAAGATTATCTGCTGTTACTTCTACAACTGTTGTTACTGTTGATGATACGGCTGCAACAGATTTTGCTGTAGATGCCAGTGGTAATCCTGTTGGAGATGCAACTTTAGCTGTAATTTTACCCGATGGATCGTTTGAAAGTAAAGCAATCTCATCTGTATCAAATGGAACTATCACTGTAAGTTCTGCTTTCTCTCAAGCTCCCAATGTAAACGCTAATTTTCTTATATCAAACGTAACTCTTAAGTCTCAGCTATTTAGAGTAATAACTGTAGAAGAACAGGATGGTATAAACTATGCAATTACAGCTTTATCTTATGTTGAAGGCAAGTATGCCTTTATAGAAGATGGCGAGGCAATACCAGCTAGAAATGTTACTAACTTGGGTGCGCTTGCTCAACCCCCTGCTGTTTTAAATGCTGTTGAAAAGATATTTCCTATAAATAATCAAGCCGTATCAAAGATTGTTGTTAGCTGGCAAACAGTTGTTGGTGTAACTCAATATCAAGTTAATTATAGATTCGGTAATGATAATTTCATAACTGAAAGAGTAACAAGACCTGATTTTGAAATAATGAATAGTAGGTTGGGAACTTATACAATACAGGTATTTTCTTATAATGTTCTTGAACAGTTGTCAGCAACTTCTATTGATTTAACATTTGAAGCTGTTGGTAAAACTGCATTACCACAGGATGTAACAGGATTATTAGTCGAACCAGTATCAGATCAATTTATAAGATTACGTTTTGATAAAGCTACAGATATTGATGTTACACATGGTGGAAACGTAGTTGTTAGACATAGTAATTTAACAGATGGAACTGGTACGTTTACTAATTCTGTTGACATTATCCCTTCATTGCCAGGATCGGTCAGCGAAACGCTTGTTCCAGCAGTTGATGGGGAATATATTCTTAAATTTAGAGATGATGGTGGCAGACTAAGTTCTGGAGAAACTTCTGTTGTTGTTAGTACTCCTGATCCACAGCCAAAATTAGCTGTTCTTGTTGATCGAGAAGATACAGATGCTACTCCTTTTGCTGGTACAAAAGTAGATTGTTTTTTCAGCGATGAAGTTAATGGTCTTGTTCTCGGATCGCTAGAAACTTTAGATAATGTAGCTGACTTTGATGCTATTGCAGATTTTGATTTTCTTGGTGCTGTTGATATTACTGGTGGTTCTTATGAATTTGCAAATACATTAGACTTAGGTGGTAAGCAACCTTTACGTTTAAAACGTCATTTTGTGACGCAAGGTTTTTATCCAAATGATCTAATTGATAAAAGAACAGCAAATGTAGATACTTGGACAGACTTTGATGGTGCTACTGCTTTTGATGTCAACGCAAAACTTTTAGTTGCTACTACAGATTCCGATCCAGATGCAACTGTTTCTGGTACGTATGCTCAATCTGGGACAACTATAACTGTAACTAAAAGCAGTCACGGTTTTTCAGTAGGTAGTTTTGTGGTGCTTACATTTACATCAGGTAGTGGTGTTAGTCGAAATTATGAAATCCAAACCAAAACAACTAATGATTTTACAGTTACAGCAGCAGCTAGTCAGACCACAAGTGGAAACGTTACTATTAGCTCAGAATTTTCTAAATTTAATACGTTTGCAAACGGAACATTTATTGCAAGAGGATTTAAATTTAGATGTGAGATGGATTCAGATGACCCTGCACAAAGTATTGAGATAGATCAATTAGGTTATACAGCAGAATTAGATAGAAGAACAGAACAAAGGTCTAATATTGCATCTGGCACTTCATCATCTGGTTTAGACATAACATTTGATCATACTTTCTTTACAGGTCAATCTGGTACAAGTGTTGGTGCAGGTACACAGTTACCTAGTATTGGTATATTTGCCAATGATTTAGGTGGTACAGATAGATTTGAAATTACAAGTATCACAGCTAGTGGTTTTAATATTAAGTTTCTTAATGCTGGAAATGCTGTACAGGATAAAACATTTAGTTATACTGCTACAGGATTTGGGCGTGGTAGTTAGTATTGGTTTAAGATATACTTAAAAGAAAAAGTGAGTTAAGTAATGGCTACACAT